CATTTGGTCGCTACGGGCTGAACGGGCTGTTTAGGCAGTCGGTTACAGCCCCTTCGCCGTCAGCCCCTTCGCCGTCAGCCACTTACGGACAGCCTCGGCCACCACGCGCGGCTCGCCTACATGCCTGCGCTTCGTAGCCCATTGGCGAACCGCTGAAGCCAGTTCCACATCTGCTGGAGAAGGCTGACCCGGCGGAACGTAAGGGGTCGGTTCGGTGGCGAAGGATGGAAACGGCTTGCCCGTGAGAGCTTCGAATGAATCAGCCAGTTCATTGAGGTCGACTCCTTCCAGGAAGGCGCGCGTACCGAGGTGCTCCGGGAAAATCACCACCCAGGCCTCAAGCAGCCGGTGGCTGATGAAGGATTCTGTGGTGTCATAAGGCGAACCCCACGACACTACCCCAAGCCCGTCAGAGTCGTATGCCCCAGCGAACACCGCGTGTCCGCCCCACTCCTCGGACCCCACGACATAGTCCCACGGGATCGAGGAAGACTGGGCCGTCTGGAGGTCCACTCCGAGGAGCACCCCGCCGAAGATGGCGATTGCGGCCTTGATCTCGGCGTGATTGTTGACGTCAACTGACGCGAAGGCGAACGGCCGGCGGCCACCGATCCCGCCCGACAACGCGGCTTCAAGCATCGTCTGCATATCAACGCCGTTGTCCCCAGCCCCGGTCAGCGGGTCAAAGGTCGGGTTGTCCGAGCGTCGGTACAGATCGAAGACGTCAGCCTGCGTCGCGGTGAAGGGCGTTCCCTCCAGGATCGTGGTGACCAGCTTGAGATAGTTGGAGAGAGCGGCCGGACCGCACACCCCATAGCTGTCATTCTGATACAGGCCATAGGTCGTGACCGCAGGGATGTAGTTGACCTGTGGCGGGACAGCAACTTTGAGATCCTCGTGCTTGAGGAAATTGGCCAGCTTCAGCCGTGGTGCGTTCTTTGGCTCGCGGCGACCAAGCTTCATCGGCCAGCCGCCTGACTCGCGCGCTGGTATGCCTCACGGGCGCTGATCTTCGGATTCTTCCGCTTGATGCGGTCCAAGGCGGCACTTCTTCTCAGCCCCAGCGAGTGTTTGCGGCAGCTTGTCGCGAAGTAGATCATGCGGGCACCCCATTCAGTTCGTTGTTGACTCGCGCGCCGACAGCGTCAGCCTCGGCTGCGACCTGGTCTAGCATGTCGGGCGGGAAGGAGAAGCCCAGCTTGCTGCTGAGGTAATTGAGGGCATACGCCTTGGACATCAGCCCCGCCGTTACCAGCGTCGTGACCTCGGTTATGGTGCCCGCCCGGTCGACTGGGAGCGGGTCACCGAAGCTCGCCGTCATCACAATGTCGCCCGGCGGTACCGACACACCCTCAACCGGCAGCCACATCTCAACGAGGTCGTGCAGGAACTGGTCGAGCTTGCTCAGCAGCTCAGTTTCCTTCTCCTCATTCTGGGCCAGGATCGGCGCCATGTCGAGCCGTAGCGCTACCCCAGACGCCACAACAGCAGCGTCCACATGCCCCACGGCGGTGGCCGAGAGTCCCGCGCTCTCATCCATCTTGGCACCAAGGTACTTCAAGTGGTCCTGGAACGGTACAACCGTCTTGACTCCATCAACCCTTTGGAAGGTCTTCCCGTTCTTCATCTCCAGCACATAGCCCGGCTGAATGATCCAGTCGGTTAGCTCGCCTTCGGCGTTGACCGGCGCTGTGCTGTCGGTGACATAGATCCCCAGGCCCTGCAGCGCCAGTGTAATGTCCTCATCGGATGCTCCCTGGTTGATGGCGCCGATGACCGTCTCGATCCCAGCCAGCTGAGAGGTGCCATAAGGCTCACCTCCCGCGCGCTTGTTCCGGACGTGGTAGATGGGTAGCGCCGTCACCGTAGGCGGCAGCTCAACCCCCGAGAGAAGCTGTGCCATCCCCGGGTCGGCCCGGTAGTCCTCAGGGGTCGCCACCTGCTTCAAGGGCGGGTGCCCGTCCCACCGGTCATCCCAAGCGTTCGGTTCGAAGAAGGCCAGCTGAGCAAAGATCTTGCCGGTATCCAGCTTCTGGTATTGGAGGCGACGCGCCACCTGGGTCGTACCGTCGACCAGTATCAGGTCAACGATGTAGTACCCAACGACTTCCTCCTGATTGTCCGGGGAGGTGATCTTGAAGACGTTGCGGGGGTTGATCTCCGAGATGGTGAGGCGCTTGCCGGCTTCTCTACCGAGGTCGGCTGTGACACTGAGAACAGCGTCACCCTTCACCAGCATGTTCCGCTTCAAGCTGTAATACTTGGAGATGAACTCCTCACGCTTGAAGAGGTCGGCTAGCGCCTGCATCACAGTTGCTTGCGTCTCAACGTTTTCGCTTACCGACCGGGCATCCCACGACAGCGACTTGCCGAGGTAACGGTTGGTCGCCTCAACGATCCGAGAGGAAGAAGGGATGTACAGCGCTCGTGGGTCTTCCTCGCCGCGCGCGGTACCGAGGAAGGTCCCAGGGACATTTCGGAACATGTCCTCATAAGCGTCATATGCCGCAACCCTTACGGCATCATCATCATCCGTAACCCAAGTGGGCAACTGCCGTGCCAGGGTCAAGATGACTGAGTTGTACTTTGTAAGACTTGATGGCACGACCGTTCATCCCTTCTCGGATAGCGCAGTGGGCGGGACCATTCGCCCCGCCCACCGACGTTGGGGCTACAGGTAACGCGCGTCCACCTGGAAGGTGTACGACGTGCCCACGATGACGTACTTGAGACGCCAGTACGGCGCCTTGACGGCCGTCTGCTTCACGGCCGTAGCGGTCGCAACCGCACCGACAGCCGTCAGCGCGTCGCTCGGAGAGTTCAGCGCGTCACCGGCGAAGAAGTTGGTGCCGTCGTTGCTCCACTCGATCGTGCAGGTGAGAGAGGTCGGGGTGTTGGACGCGGTGACATTGAGGAACACAGAGAGCCACTTCGGGTAGCCACCGGCGACGGTCGGCACCGTCTGCGAGGTGGACTGCGAAGAAGCGCTGCGGAGAGCGCTCGGCAGCACCGCAGCCGGTGGGGCACTCTTCAGCCGGCCGTGGCCCTTGGCCTCAACCCGGTCCTCAGCCCGCTCCGGAGTGTGGTTGCCTTCGTCATCCCGGTCCAGATCGACCACGGGCAGATGTGCATCCTTCATTGTGTTCCCTTCAAAGGGGTTGAGAGCGCCAGGGTCTTTCGATGGCGCTAGCTTACCGTCTCGCTGGCCTACGGCGGCCAATCTTCGCGGCGCGCTGGGTCGGTGGGGAGACCACCTCGGCCCACGGACTTCCGAAGTGCCCAATCATGAATCGGCCCAACGCCTCGATCGCGTGGTCATCCTTCTTCAGCGGAACCTCGGGTGCCTGTTGGTCGCGCTCGGCTGCTTCCTCGGCCGTCTTCGGATAACGATAGGCGTTGAACTCGTGAATGGTCATCTTACAGCGCCGGTTGATCTGCAGCCGAGGCATCCACTCAGGGTGATCAATGTCGAGGTGGGCCACCTTCGGGTCCGGCTTGAGGAAGCGCTTGATCCACTCCAGCCGGTCGGTTAGCGCTCCACCCGTCCCGCCCTCGGAGCGGACCTCTAACAGGTGCGACAGTTGTGCGGAGCGGTCCGGCTCAGCCGGGTCAGGGTACATCGCGGTAAGGCTTCCTGGGGCCAGCCCACGCCCTCGGATCTCCCGCCCGGCTTCCTCGGTGGTCCGCCCTCTCTCATAATACTCATCGAGTATCCGAATGTTCTCACCGAACGGGTCGACTTGAATCAACAACCAGACGAAGGGGTTGGTGAACCCATAGTCCAGCGCCGCGTACGTCGACCAGGCGGGGTCATAGGAGAGGTCAGCAACGTGCACCTCCTCATCGAACTCCTTGAACACTCGCCCGACGAACTCATTGAAGTCGGCTGCGATCTCCTGGTTGAACAACTCAGGCGAGAGGTCCAGGATGAGGGAGACAATCTCCTCATCAACGCCGAGCGCTTCACCGACCTTCCTCCACGACCGGTCAACAGCTGACATCCACTGTTCATCGGTCATGAAGCGCTCGATACCGGGGATGAATGGGAGGTGCTCAGGGATGCGCTTCTTCTTGTAGGCTTCTTGGAGCGCTCGCACAGCAGCTTCGGCCTCAACCCCTTTCAGCCGCATCCCTCGATACACATGCGGGTTGACCCACGCGGGAGCGCGCCAGCTAGCCCAGTCGGGCCGGTCCGGGTCCTGTCCTGCCTGCCACATGCGGTAGAACCAGTTGCGGCCTTCGGGAGTCGACGACATGAATGCCCAGCCACCGAAGTCAGCAAGCGTCGGTCGGAGAAACTTCGGCCATACGGTGGGCTTGATCTTCGCGGCCTCGGAGAGCACAACCCCCGACACGCCTTCGCCAACCAGGCTCTCCGGATACTTCGCCGACAGCACATCGACCTTGTACAGGCCCTCCCACAGCGAGATGTTCATCTGGCCGGTGACCGGGTTGTTGTAGGTGCCCGGCTTGTCGAACGGGACGCCAAGCCGCTTCAGGGTGTGGTACAGAACACGGAACTCCTTCTCTCCGTCACTGTACTCAGGCCCCACGATCCAGTACTGGCGACGTATCCCTTTCGCCGTCAGCTCATCCTTCTCCGCCAACGCAGTGAACGCATACGGCGCAAGGATGTGGCCGCCAGTCTGTGACTTCCCGGACCGACGTCCCGCCGCAACAACCTTGTTCCGAGCGTCACTGCGAATGATCTCTTCCTGGAGCGCGTGTGGCGTCCACCCGGACCTAGCCGAAGGGCCGTTGGGTCCTTTGAGCTGGCGGAGAAGGTTGGGATTCATCAGTCGTCACTGTGGAAGTGGTTCTCAGTGGCCCGTAGGCCCATGCTGAGAAGGCCGATCGTTACGTGTGGGGCCTGCTGCCCTCCCATGTAGATCACAGGGTACACCGAGGTTCCGTCGCCTACCGAGTCAACGCCCATCTGTGCCCCAACAAGGACCCAACCGGTTAGCACCCCAGCCTCATTCCATTCGGTCTCCCGTAGGAACTCCTCGACTGCAGCGTCCAGCTTGACCTGGGCAGCGCTCATATCAGAAGTCATCGGGATCGTGCTCCTCAAAGGTGCCTTCTATGATCTCATAGTCCACACCTTCTTCCTGAGCTGCATCCTCGGCCTTCGCTCCGGACACCTCCCCAGCGAGCGTCTGCAGCATAGTCTGCCAAGGCTTCATCTCGATCTCCAGGACCTGTGTACCGACAACGCCGGTACGGTTCAGGATCTCGACGCACGCCTTGATCCGGTCGCCGTCAGACACACCCTTCTTCTTGAGGGCTATGAAGATGAGTTGTTCGGCCGCAGGGAAAGCCGCGAGCGCCAACCTTCTCTGGGCAGCCTTTTTGACCGTTGGGAGGTTCCCGCCGTGGACATGGCACACGACTCCTCCGGGGATGTGCCTGTGAGTACATTGGTTGTCTTTGTACGGTCCCGCCCGGAGCCACGCCCTGCACCGCTCCACATCAGCCGGCACCCTCCGCCACACCCACGTCTCCTCGCCGGTCTCCGGGTCAACGTGGCGCTGCTCCTCCTCCAGCGGGTATTTCATGAGGCGCGAACGCGACTTGGACATGTCCCGCCCGGTTCGGTCGACACGACCGGGCACGAGAGCCAGCGGACGGGCTGCCTGACGCTTAGGTGGGGTCGGACTACCCTTCATGTCGCGCAGCCTCCCTACGGCTTTCCTGCGGGCCGCGCTGGCCCTGATATCGTGAGCCCAGGCCCGGACTTCCGTACGGTCGCTCAGCCGGGGAGGTGAGCTGGTGGACGATCAGCTGCCCGATGCACATCCCGGGCCGCAGCACCATCCACATCAGCGAGTGGTTCACGATCTCCAGCGTGATCTCCCCGGAGAAGCCTGGGTCAATGTAGCCGGCCGTCTCGACGATCACCCCAAGCCGGCCCCATGAGGACTTCCCCTCAACGTGCGCTGCGAGTCCTGCCCCAAGCGTCACAACCTCAACCGTCGTCCCGAGCACCATCTGGCCGGGCGGGAGAAGGTACGTCCCGCCCTCGATCAACTCGTGGGGCTTGACCATTTCCATGAATTGGTCAGCCCTCATAATGGCCTTGTCGAACATTGGTGCGTAGGCGTTGAACGTCCCGTCGGTCAGCGACGGTAGCCAACGCTTGAAGCCTTCGCCGAGCGTGATGTCAATTGAGGCGGGTTGAATGGCCAAGTCGCTCGGTACCGGATCGATCCCGAGGAACTGTGGCGAGGTGTTGGTGAGAGTCATACACCGACGAAGCTCTCTGTCGCTGAGTATCACAACAGCCTCCCGCCCGAGCAGCCCATGTCACAGGGCTGGTCGCACATCGAATGAAAGACGCACTCATCCGGCTCACCAATGTCCTGGACTCTCTCACGGAACAGAATCCCTCGGCCCTGCATCTCGTTGATGCAGTCGCTTACCAACGTCTCCTCAAGCAAGACTTCCCGGAGAGCGTCGCGGACCTTGAACAGCGTCTCTTCGTCATAGCACTCGGTGTTGCCCGGCACCAATATCATTGTGCTTCCCTTCGCGGTCGTGCCGTCTCAAAGACAGGGTTGGTTAGTCGCCTGCGCCAGGCACGGGTCCTGGAGCCTGGCCCTCAACAACCTCGGCGATTTCATAGCCCTGGATGTCGGACCGCGCCATGAGGATGTTCTCCCCACCTATGTTCACCGGGTCATCCTCCGCCAGCCGCCGCTCCACCTCGGCGGTGATGCGCTGCTCGCCGGTCAGCCCGCCCTTGTCCGCAGCGACCCAACTCGTGACGGTCGGATCTCCCTGCCAGTCGCTCCACGTGACGTTGAACTTAGCCATTGCCCTCTCCCTTGCTAGGAACTGCTCTCCTGATACGCCTCAGGCACGCCGACCCGGTCCAGGTCCACAGCGTCCGGCGAAGCGCTATTCGTGGCGTACAACCCCCACATCTCCTGCACGTCCGTGGGGTGGTCTTTCTGGTCCGGCTGTATCAACCCGCCCACCCCGCCGAACTCGCTTTCACCACTGCGAGGTCGATAACTCATGTCCACCTCCACATTGTTGTTCGAAAGCATATCCTACCCTTTGACACACTCACCTCAATGCCTTGTTCGCCATCCCATCAACAGACTGCCTCCTGGCCCTCAACAGGAACCTTTCTGCAGCGGCCTGGTCAACGTTCAACCCAACAAAAGAAACCTGGTGTTTGATGTAGTCCAATAGCGCTCTCGCACCATCAAGCGTGTTCACCTTCTTCCTCACCTTTCCGCCAACCTGGTACCTCACAACTGCATCAATGAGCAACAGCTGCATCGTCGCCACAACAACGTTCTCGCCTTTCCACACCCACTTCCGGTCGCGCGCCGCCGCAGTGTTGTAACCCAACCAAGCGCGATTCTCCTCAATAAACCGGTCACAGAACTTCTTGTCATCAGCAGTGGTGTAATACGACCCCACAACATCCTCCTTTTTATGAGCACCGGGGTAGGGTGGAAAGTGGAATAAAGAGTGGTTCCTAATTCTATATCTCTCTCTCTTTTTCTTTCTTTCACAGGAGCAAGGATATAAAACAGGGGTCTAACTCCACCCTTCCACCCTACCTAAACCGGAAAAACTGACCCCTAGATAGGGAAATTCGGACCACTAAGTTACTCGCCAGTAGGAATGGGCTTTTTCGACACATCCGGAGCAGTGATCTTCCACCAAGTTCGACCCCCTCGGGTGCTCTCGGAAAGCTCCCAACCAGCCTGCTCAAGACCAGCCGAGAACATACGCATGCGCTGTGTAAAAGCCTTCGTCGAGTGCGGCCATTGGCGCTTCTGCTGTGTGCCCTCTGGCTCATCCAGATTAGCAAGCCACATCACCGCTGGGAGATTGGCCGTAAGGCCATCCTTCTTCTCCAGGTAGTTCCGGACAGCAACCACAAGAATGTCGTCAACTGCCGTAGCCACAGCATCCGCCTTGCGCCTACGGGAATACCAGGGGAGAGTCTCGGTCCCGCGCGCAACGTCGCAGAAGTGTAGCCAGCGCTCAAAAGAGGCCATCCGCCCGTAGTCCGAGAGTTCGTAGTTACCGCTCTTTGCGATCTTCAGAACCTTCACCAAGGTATCGAGGAGATAGGCGAGGTGTTCCGGAGCAGCCTCCTCAAATGCAGCCTCCACCTCCTCATCGGTCATCCGTGAGTGCGATCGGATAACGGGCACCGGGATCGTTACCGACCGGTCGACAAGGTCAGGCTTCATCCCAACCGGAGAGATCCCGTTCATGATTACGACGCGCTGTAGCTCCCGGACGAAGATGTCATTGTTGGTGTACAGCGTACGCTCCCGCGACCCAGCCCCAGTGATCATCCGCGAAAGGTCATCAGAGATATCAGGCTTGATAATCGAGATGTTCTCCAGCGCGAAGGCCCACGACCCTCCCGCCGCGACGGCCAGCGACTTGCTGTCGTGGGGTGGGCCATTCAGCGCGCCTTTCGAGGGATCTATGATACGGACCAGGAAGCGTGTTGTGGTGGTCTTCGCCGTTCCTGGGTTGCCCTCAAACACCGGCATCACGTGCGGGATCGAGGCGATGAAGCACGTCACCTGCCAGTTGACTAGGAAGTCCCACGTTGGGTCATCCAGGTTAAACAACTTCCGCATCTTATCAGTTGAGCCTTTGCCGGGTCTGGCCGGCTCAACCATTGGCTCTGTGCAGTTGGTGCGGAAGAAGGTGACTGGCGAACGCTCCTCGATCCACCAGCGTTTTGAGTTGATGATGATTGCCCGGCCAGCCTCATCACCGATGTCAACAGCAACTGTGTAGCCATCCGTCCCGTTGAAACCGCTAGGGCCAGCGACCCGGATAGGCACAACCTCAGCGTCTTCGCTCGCTGCCTTAGCCTCCAGCAGGAACTTGACTTCAGTCCGCGCGTTGGAGGAGACGGTACGGCCGGTGGCCTCATGAAACAGCTTGCATAAATGGCCAATTGCCCCATTTGGTCCGGAGAGAGACAGCGCCACATTTGGGCCTTCGATGTCAACAGCAAAGAGGTCGCCACTCTCGGACTTCCCGAGGGTTAACCGCTCATCGGCAATAGACAGCAACTTGTCAGCAATGGTCTCCTTCTTCGCCGTGGCGAGCTTCACCCCCTCAGCGTCGGTCGTGCCGTCGATCGGACCCGGAAGCTCCGCAGCGCGTATCTCCTTCTCGACAGCCTCCCGTTCCCGCTCCGAAGTCTTGCCCTTGCCGCCCTTTATGAGCTTGAATGACATGCGGCACTACACCTTTCCCGAACATGGGTCGACACTCCGGAGCTTTCCAGCAGCGCGCTTGGACACTGCGTCCGTGAGGCACCGCAAGAACTCTTTTCGCACTTGCTCATCTGTCCTGCGGCCGTTCTGCCGCATTGCCCTGATGTAGGCCGTACCGAGCGACCGGACGGCTGTGGCCGCCCCGGAGCACCCCTCAGCCGCATTGCCCACGAGAGCGAACACGCCCTGCCTTACCGCGTCATAGCAGTTGCCCGTTACCGACCCCTGGCGGACCTCCCGGACGTACCGCGTGAGGTCCCTCCGCATCGCGTAACAAGGCTCTCCTTCGCCGTTAGGGCGGGACGCCAGCCATTTAACCGGACCTTCGGGCACCGCCACCCGAGCGCGGTTGTACTCCCCACCGATGCACAGGCCTGTAACCCACCCCTCGGGTAACGGCGCGAGGTCCGCACGGGAGGGAACCGAGGCAGGCTCCAACACCCGCTCCGGACCAAAGAACTCATACGGTGGCCGACCTTCGCGAGGATGCCGAGAAGGCGGGACAGTGATGAACCTGTGGCACCAACGGATTACCTCCACCCCGCCCAGAACCTGCTCTTCTCCGACGTAGCCGCGCGGGTCGCGCATTCGCTCGGTGAGGTCGGGCGGGGCGGTGTACAGGTAGATACCCGACCCATCTGTGCGAGAGGTAACGGTCCAGGTTGGCGGCAGCTTCCCCCACTTCTTCTGGAGCAGGGCAATCGTGAAGCTGCCAGCCTTCCCCTCATACAGGTCAACATCAATGCCGATAACGTCCGGGCGGAGACGCAGGCCGATGTCCGAGTGGGCATACTTCTTCACCCAGGTTGCCAGCTCAAACTTCTCGGGATACCGGCCGAAGTAGCCGGTGCATTCCTTCGCAGCTGGAGCCTTTGTACCGCCCGGATACCACAGAGGTATCGGCGAGCCTATGTCAGTCGCCTCATAGTATGCGAGCGCTGCGTCGCCATACGCGCCCATTAGTCGTCTTGTGGGTTTAGCGCGCGCTCGATAATCCGATAAAGAGCATCGCTCGGACTCTCGTTATTCTCATCGGCCATCTCGTTGATCTGGCTTAGGTGGTCGGTGTCTACCGAAAGCATTGCTCTCAGACGGATTCCCGGAAGCTGGTCTGGAAGTGGCCTGCGGCTCCAGTGGCCCGATCCCCATGACGGGTCAACCATATACTTACGCTTCATTACATCCCCAAGTGTTATCGAATGCCCCATTTCGGGGGTCTATCTTCACGGAAGTAAGAGGTGGGGATCTAGCTTGGTATTCCACCCTAGACTTCCCAGAGTGAACTATACCTGAAGGGCGGGAAAGGTGGATCTTAGCAGTTCGGGCTGCATTTTGAGCCGTTTGAGAAAGGTGAGGCAATGGCGCACTGCGTCTCGCGCGTGCGGCACCCCAACTGTGCGTTCGAAGTAGCCAGTCGCCTTCAACCTCTCGTCAGTCATAGTCGTCATAGCGAGCGACGGTTGCTGCATGTGGGCCGCCCTCTTGTCGACGCTAAGAAGCGTGTACCGGAAGGCCGCAGTGAGCCGGACCGGAGAGAGAAGGTTCCGCGAAGCGTCGAACTTCCGAAGCAGGAAGTCCTCCACAACCAGGGCCGCTCCGGGCCATTCTCTGGCCAGCTCAATCATTGCCGTCGCCTGGGCGAACTCGGTCCCGATGAACTGGCCGCAGGTGAAGTGTGTCACATTCTCCAAGACTTTGTACTCTGGGCGAATGAGAGAAACCGGGTGGACGCTGAACACTGCCCACCCGGTCACTCCGCCAGGGTCATACGCTACAACTGTTGCGTCGCCTGTTGTGCCGTCGTACACAATCTCGGGAAGGACAACACGAATGCCCTTCCCTTTCACTCAGCCCTCCGAGCCTTCGGTTACGGCCGGCTTGGCTACGGGCAGGACGCAGACGTGTTCGGTGTTGCCTTTGGTAGCGATATGCGCACCGGGCCGGCAGTACTCCTCGCCGTTGGCGTACTCCTCGAAGTCGAGGCAGGAGATACCCGCGTGACCGGGGTGCGGCGCGCCGTCCGGGAGATCCTCATACTTGTGCGAAGTGTCCCGGTAGGACGGGGTGAAGTCCTCACAGTACATCCCGAGGTGGCCCGGGTGCCCAACCCAACTCTTGGACTTCTCATCCCACCAGGTGTGGTGCGGGATGTCTTGAGGCGGGGCAGGCACGGAGAGGTCAACCTTGAACTCGGCCTCACCCTGCTTGGCGGCGGCCACCCGACCTTCGAACTCCTCACAGCTCATCTCGCCGTGGTCCGGGTGCGACATACCCGAAGAGGCGAAGTAGTGCGTCTGGGGGATGGCCTCGGCCGGTACGGCAGGGAAGTGCTGCGTAGCCTCCCCAGGTGCGTCGTACACGCCTGCGGAGATGTCAGCCGCTAACTCCTCCAGCCCGGCGTCCGGCAACGCCGAGACAGGCCGTAGGCGCTCGGGAAGCTCATCGTACTCAACCAGGCGGATGATCTCGGCGACCAGAGCCTCAAACCCCGGTCCGTTCTCCTCGCCGAGCCACGACTCCAGCAGGCAGCCCAGCTTCTCGGCCGTCCTGGGCGGGACAATCGGGAACTCCTTCCGCATTGACTCGACGGTGTTGCGGATGAACTCGGTGCCCTCCTTGGAGGTCTCATACTGGATGACAGCGGACTGGAGGTGAGCGCAGCCGGTATCCGGGGAGACGCCAGCTTTCGTGTCGACGCCAAACAGCTTCTCGATACCGGTTAGCGTGCGCTGCTTCCCGCCATCCTCGCCCCAGGTGGCAGTCACACCGAGGTTGAGGATCACGAGCGCTCGGCCGTACTTGGGGTCAGTCATTCTTCTTCTCCTTGTTCATCTGGAGCTGCCGCGCGATTTCCTGCACCTTGGTCTCCGAGGTCGGTTCGATGGGCCGGACCTTCTCAAGGATGGCATCCTGGATGGTGGGCATCCTTGGCCCAGCCTCTTGGACAGTCCCGCCACCGATCACAAGGTGATTCGGCTTGTTGGCCCTCAGCCCCATGATAAGCGCGGACTGCTCGGCAATGACCGTCTTTTGGTGTTCGATGCGCTCGACAAGGGTGCCGTTGGTACGGGTCAGCGTTCCCTCCCGCTCGATCGCGCGGTCTTCGGTCTGCTGCAGGCGCTCGATCAGGTCATCACGAGAGCTCTGCACCTGAGCCAGGGCCAGGCTCAGCTCCAGGTTCTCCTGCTCGCGGTCCTTGATAATTTTCCACATCTCCAATTCCTGCGGAGACGCGGGCCGCGCCGAGCGCTTACCGTTCCACTCCAGGGTGATGTTCGCCCCGCCGTTGTCCTTAATGTTGAAGTCCACTTCTCCTCCTCAAACCGCAGCGGCGAGGAACGCCAGCTGCAAAACAACTATTGCTAGAACTGGGATGACTCCAAGGAAGTCCCACAGTCGACTGCGCTCGATATAGACAGCTGAAGCCCATTCCTCTTCAGTTCCCGGCAAGAGCCGGAACTCAACTGGCTCGGCCTCGCGCGGGACTAGCTTGAACATTTCAGGCGCTCAGCGCGACGGTAACGGCGGTGCCGTCCGCACCCCACTGGTATACGTGGTTGGTACCGTCCGGCCGAACCACAATGCTCACGTACTTGTCGCGCCGTCCGGGTGAAAGCTCCGGGATCGAGAGGCTTACCTTCAGCCGGAACTGCCCGCGCTGCAGGTTCTGGATCTTCGCCTTCAGGACCTTCCGCGACAGCTTCTGCTTCTTGGGCTTGCCACAGAACTTGATGTGGTATCCGGCTGCCTCCAGGCCGTCCAACAGATACTCGGCATATTCAGATGACGAGACCCATGCCCTCTTGCCAAGCAAGCTCTTCAGTGCAGCGAGAGCCATCATTCGGTCATTGCTCTCCTCGGAGTCTCCCTCTTCTTCGGTGGGCGGGAGGGCCGAGATGACAGCCGTGTCCTCAGTATTGCTCATCGCACAACCTCCTGATAACCGGCCAGGCCGTGCTCCTCGATCAGGAACGCTTCCTCATTCATCCGACGAAACCAAGCTTTGGTGCTGCGCCGCTCCGGTGGCGTCTGCTCGTTGCGCGCGAAGGCTTCCTTGCGCTTCTGCTCTTTGACCTTCTGGCGCGGGTTTGTCCCGCCGCTGTAGTCTCCCGGGCCGCTAAACCTGCTCACCCTGAAACACCTTCCCTAACTGCCGGACAGCCGCCGCACCAGCACAGACAATCGCAGCTGCCACAATGGATACAAGCATAATCAATATTCCTAACAACGTCTTCACACTTCTCCTCCTCGGAATAGATCTCATCCGGGATGAGGCGGGACAGTCTGCCTATGAAGACGCCAATGGCGAACACGGCTAGGTAGATCACCATTCCCGCTCCGAAGACAGCCCATCCCGTTACCATTTCTAGCTCCGTCGCGCCGCTGTGTGGTCAGCCGCCCATTCAGCCGGCCGGATAGCCATTGGCCCGTGCCGCCGCTCATCGTGCCACTGGTCTGAACTGATCCGGTTGATGGCGAAGACTTCCACCCTCTTCCGGATGGTACAGTTGCGGTCGAACTTCGCCATGAAGCCGCAACGGCCCTCTTGGTAGCAGATGGGACGTAGCTGATTGGCGAGGAAGCCAAACTGCCATCCCGCCCTGTCAGCCGGGAGGCTCAGCGCGCCGGACTTCGCGAACAGCTCCATCTCACGCTTCTGAAGTTCGGCCATCTTCTCCCGCAGAGCGTTGACAATACCGGCCATTACCAGCCGCCATTCGAACTGCGCCTGGGTACACAGCCGAAGTCCCGCCATGTGCATAAGGGTCCGCAGGTTGAACACCATGTGGAGCCGGGTGGTCGTGGCGTGCGGGAGAAGCCCACGGGCATCCTCGGCAGGAATCCCGATGGTCACCAAGTCCTCATAGGACTTCGCCACAGCGGCTAGTGTCGAGGCATAGATGTCAGCGGCCTCGCTTCCCTCAGCGATCGAGGGAGGCCAGTGCGCCTCATCCTCCCACCCCTCTTTCACCGCGAAGCGCAGCGACTCCTGCGCCTCGAAAGCCTGACGCTCCCGGACGGCCTGGTGCGTCCAAGCGCGGCTCACGCCCTCGATCAGGAAGTGGAATAGAACACCCTCCAGAGGGCCGTTGAGGGCCGTAGCCTGCATGGCCCTGAAAGCCTCCACCCTCTCCTGATCCGACAGCTCTCCGAGGTTCCTAACCACACGGCCCTCATACATCGCGCACAGCGCCGCAATGGAGCCCAACGGGTCCGGCGTCACGTTCAGTAGCGTGACTACCGGTCCGCCAATCGCCTCTTCGGGCATAGGCTCGCTACGGTACATGGCGGAGTCAGCCCACCGGGAGATCTCTTGTCCGCTCACTCTTCAGTCCCACCTCCAACCTCTCTCGATTGTTCCTCGGCGACCGATGGCGAAGGTTGGGAGAGACTTCGCACCTCGGGTTGAACGCTTCGTACAGGCCCCACTTCTCGCCGTCCCACAGGATGGTCTGAAGACAATGGACGCATGTGCTGGTTGGCCGGGCCACTACCTCTGTGCCAGCCCCTCGGCCTCGCGGTGTCCGTACCAACAGACGTCTGTGCCGAGCACCCTGACGGTCTGGATAGAACTCATGTGCTCGTGGTGCCACTCCAGGTGCTTGAGGAGACGGTTGATGTGTTCGGTCTGCAGGCCCTTCTGAAGGTCCACGCCCGCATCGATGTAGGCCATCAGGATGTCATCACGGTCGACCATTGTCCTGGGGTCTCCCGCCGACACCATCCAGACTTCCGTCTCGCCGTTGCCATTGGTGAACCTGATCTCGGCCGTCTTGTTCTCTGTGCTGAGGTATCCCAGCTCATTCGGCAGTGCGAGCCTTCGTGGCGCTGACATGGTGGCTCCTTTCTAGCTCTGCGTCGACGTAGTCGGTGAGGTCGATGATGTCACGGTTTTGTTGGTACGTCAAGGGGATCTCCAGGGCCGCCAGGAGTCGCGCTCGGTCCAGGAGTCGGATCAGTTGGAGAGACGCTTGGTATAGGCTCATCTGTTGGTACTGGCGAACAGCCTGTTCCAGCATTACAACCCCCTGTGGGGCTAGGGCTTGGCTTCCTCTTCTTCGTTGGGCTCGGCCTCGGACTAGGGCTGGGCGGGAAGTACGGCGCGAAGGTCGGTGGGGCCGGTGCGGGAGCTTTGCCCACGCCCCCTTCGGGCGGGAGACTAGCGACCCCTAGCGCAGCGCTACCGGCTGGAGCCGAAGGCTTCCCTTGGGGTTGTGACTGCGGGGAACAACCAGCGGTGCAGGCTAGAGCGATTGCTAGCCCCGCAATCCGGTACCCACCGACCATTCGCATTACCTATCCCTCTTCTTTTTTGGTCTTTGGGTCACCAGGCTCGGACACCAATGTAACGGAATCAATCTGGCTGATACGAACGTAGTGGAGTCTCTCGGTCGCGCCTTCCGACCCAACCCATTTGATTTCCTGAAGATCACCAGAGACCCGGTGAACTACTGTGGAGAATTCATCCACCTGAGCGCAGACTACCCTGCCATTGTGCAGGGTGATGTAGACCCTCACGCGGCAGCCGCGTACAAGTCGCTGAAGTCCGGCTCGCTGTAGTCGATGTTGGCGCCGATGCCGGTGAGCGCGCCGCTAGCGACCAGGGCGGCCCAGGTGGCTTCGAACTCAGGAGTGGGCTCGTTGGGGTCGACTTCGATTGGGATGGTGGTGTCGAGCGGGTCAGGCTCGGGTGCCGGCTGCGGGTCCGGTGCGGGCGAAACGGGTGCGGGAACGACCGGGTGCTCTCCGGTCTCCGGTGCGCGGTGACGCATTGCGATCTCCTCCTGCTGACGTGCCAACTTCTCGATGTTGTAGTGGGCGGGATCTCCTGCCGGCGCCATCCGGGGAAGAGGGACGACACCGATTGCCTTGGTTTCGAAACGCAGCCTGGGGTTGGGAATCTCCTCGGCCTCGGCGCGTAGGGTTGCCAGAACTTCGCTCGCCAGCGCCTGGTGCTCCATGGTCTGGCCGGTGACGTTGCTGACGTCCGCGTAGGTTCCCCAGACATCCGAAGGCTTCTCGCCGTGCTCCCAGTCGTCCTGCTGGACTGGGGTCTTCCAGTCGGTGGCGTTGAGCGGGGTGGCCCACTCGGCCGTCTTCTCCGGGATGGGATGGGCGTTGTGAAGCTCAGAGTTCCGGTAGCCGCTGAAAGAGTGCCACAGGGCAAAGGTGCCGGCCCCGCCGACAAGAAGCATAATACCTGCAGTGATCTCGATCACCTGAAAGGGTGTCACTTGCTACTCCTTTGGTTGGAGGGTGAATAGCTCCTTGACGTAGATGGAAGCGCCAAAGCTGTTGCGCGACTTCCGGGCCACCGTCAAGATCACCGTCTTGTTTAGTTCGATTCGCTCTAGTTGTGCCTTGAACTTGTTGTACACACGTCGATCAATTCGCACATAAACATCCTCATCGGAATCGTCATAGCAGTGGAGCACACATCCAGTCGGCAGGTGCGGGTCCTTCATTCGCGACTTGATCGTTTCGATGTCGTCACCGGACCTCGCGCGCTCATCTTCAATCCAGTCTTTGTACTCCTTCAGCTTCACATACCCGAGGAACACAACGGTGCTGTCAGCCCCGGCATCAAGGATTCCGTCGCTGGTATGAGTTGGGGTCCGAAGTGCGATGTCGCCATCCGATATCGCCTCCCGGATGGACCCTAGGCTCGCCTCGATTCTACGGAGTCCAAACGGGTCTTCGCTATCAATCGAGCGAACTTTTTCTAAAATAGCCGGACCGATTCCCCGCACGTTAATCAGGTGTTCCATCGTGATGGCATTGCGGTCTTCCTCGGTTAGCAGCCCTCGCCACCGGAGGATTTCTGCGGCCTTGGATGGACCTATACCGGGAACCTGAAGCCATCCCGCCCGCAACGACTTCGGGCCGGTGATCGTCCAATCCTCGCCGCTCCTGACCGGGTCGACACCTCGGACCCGGACGCCATGGGCCTCGGCATCCTTGATGATCCTCGCGCGATCATCGTCGCCGGTACGCTGGAGCACGGCACAGTAGAAGGCTTCAGGATGGTGGACCTTCAGCCACATACACCAGAACCCAAGCATTGAATAGCTGATACAGTGCGCCAGGTTGAAGGAGTATGATGCCGAAGTTACCAGCCGGCCCCACATGTGCTCGGCAGTCTTCCGCTCGATCCCGTGGAGTCGTACAGCACCATCAATCCAGTCTTTCGAGGAGGTATTGAACTGCGCCTCGCCAAGCTTCTGCGAGATGATGCGACGGATCTCGTGGACCCGGTGAACCGGCAGCCCTCCAATCTTATCGAGCGCCAGCAACACCTGCTCCTGGTAGATGATCTGGCCCTTGGTGAAGGAAGTTATCTCATCCCAGATGGGGTGGACCTTCTCAACCTTCTTCTTGCCGTGCTTGGTGTCGATGTAGTCGGCTGTGGTTCCCGAGAAGAGAGGGCCTGGGCGGGACAGCCCGTTGATGTCTGTGATCTCCTGGAAGTTGTCCGGGCGGACCTCTCGGTTCACGAGCCGCGTTGCGCGGCCTTCGTACTGGAAGATCCCCACAACATCATTCCGCTTGAACGCAGCGAGCGTAGCGGCGTCATCCATCTGAACCGCGTACAAGTCCTCCAGGGTAAGTCCGGCTAGCGCGAGTGCAGTTCGGATCATGCCCATTGTGGTAAGGCCGAGAAGGTCAGCCTTCATCAGCCCCAGGTATTCGCCATCCTTCTTGTCGACGGATACGACGGTGGTTGAGACAGTCTCGCCATCGACCTTCTTCGTTCGTGTGTACAGCGCACAGACCTCGTGGACGGGACGGTTGGTGATGACCAGCCCCGCCGCGTGAACCGACATCCCTCGGTAATTGCCCTCCAGTCGCGTCGCCTTCCATAGGTCCGGCCAGCGATCGAAGACTGCCTTGACAATCGGGAACATCTCAATCGTGTCGATCAGACCGGCATCAATCCGAGAGTCGCCACCGCTCCGCTCGATAACCATCGACTTCGCCAGCTCAATGTCTGGCCTGGGGATGTGTGGGAAGACTCGTCCAACGTCGGCTAGGGCTGACTTGCCTTTGTACTTCGTGTAGTTGCTGATGTTGCCTACGCGGTCCGCTCCATACTTGGTGATTGCGTATTCACGAA